TGGTCGAGCGCGTTGAAGGCGACCTGCTCGGACAGCGAGGCATACCAGTTGTTGGTGCCGATCTGGTTGAAGGTGAAGAAGGTGTCGAAGAAGCTGGCAAACGTCGAACCAGTGAACAGCCCGGTGGTATCGACGATCTGCGTCATCTGACGCGAGCCCATGTTGATCTGGTAGCCGAGCGGCGAGTTGTCGACCAGGACGATCTGATTGCCGTTCGATTGACCATTGTCGGCAAACGAGACCGGGGTGAACTGGTTCTGGATTGGCCCTAGGAGATTGAAGTTCCAGTTCTGGTCGATAAAATAGACGTTGCCTCCGACGACGCCGTAGAGATCTCCGTTCGAGGCCCGGTAGACCCCGCGGCCCCGCGCCGGCGCCGGCGGTGCGCCAAGAGGAATCAAACCCGGCCGCGGATAATGCGTGAACGGCGATTCCGGATCGATCTCGGCCGGATTCTGTTCCGGGAACAGATTGACGCAGCGCTGCGCGCCGGCGATCAGCGCGCGCGACTGGTAGGCGCCGGCGTTGAGCGGAAGCTTCATGTTCTGATTTGCGTCGCCGAGAAGAAATCGAACGAGAGTTTCGCGCCGGAGGCCAGCGAATAGGGCTGGTTTGCCCCGAGCGCGTTGATTTGTGCGCCAGGCGGCGGATAGACATTCAACGCATTGGCCCCGCCATTGAAAACCACCTGCGATTGCCCGGACTGATAGCTGGCGAGCAGAACGCCGCTGCCGGCGGGCGTGGTATCGACTTCATTCCATTGTGCGGCGAGTTGCAGCGCTGTCGCCTGGTTGGCGCCAGTGGCCACAAGCCCAAGCTTGACCGATTTTTGGGCGAGCGATGAAGTCGAATTATTAAGAAGATCGAGGAGGAACTGGTAGCCGTCGTAACTAAGAATCCCGGTCGCCTTGTCGACGAAGGGCGATTGCGGCGGCGGGAGGTTGCGGCCCGAGATCGAGGCCATTACGCGATGGCTCCCGGATCATCCCAGACGATCGGGAGGTGCCGACTGGAGGCTTCCTGCAATGCCTCGGTCGCGCTCGCATGCTCGTTCTTCGCCGCGTTTTCTCCCCGCGGCTTCAGCGAGGTGTAGAACTTGCCGCCATCCTTCCAGCCGAAAATCGCTTTTCGGACTTTCCGCAGATGCGAGTTAGGATTGACCGGCATGGCGCAGGGCTTCCTTCGGCAGCGGCGGAATCCACAGGATCTCGGCGCGGCGCGACCGCTTGATCGAAGCGATGGCTTCCTCGGCACTTTCGAATGCGATGGCGGGGCGGACCGGGGAATCCGGCGGTTCGCGGCTGACCAGAAAGCCGCGACGCGGATCATGCCAGCCGTAGACCTGACGAGGCATCCTCATGGCCGGGGTGACCGTTCCGCTGATGACGCAAACGAAGTGGTGCGGTGATTCAAACTTATTTCGACGCCCAGACCCCCGCCTTGGCGCAGGAGAAATACTGCAGCGTATGCGTGGCAATCCCGCCCGACAGCGAGGTGCCATTGTTGATCGTGTCCTGCGCCGCGGTCACCGGATTGTTCGGCACCGTCGGATAGACCGACAACGTCTGCGCGCCGTTGTTGTAGAGATTGAGTTCGGTCCCCGGCAGGCAGGGCGGCAGCGCGACGCCGGTAGAGGCGGCAGCCGTATCGACCTCGACCAGCGCAACGCCGCTCGGCAACTGGGTCGCGGTTGCCTGCGTGGTGCCGGCCGCGGTGATGCCGGATTGATAGACGTTGTTCAAGCCGCCGGCCAGCCCATTCAGCCAGGTGCCGTCGACCGCGCCGAAGCCGTTGACCGGCGGGTTGCCAACCACGGCAAAGGCTGCGCTGACGCTTGCGGCGATCAGGGCGCCGGCGAGCATGTTTAGAATCGTCTTGAGCATTTCAGTTCTCCCATTGAGATGAAAAGCGAAATACAACCTTACGGTGTATCCGAGCGATAGTTGTAAGCAGCCCCGCCGTTGTTGATCAGTTCGCGCGGCATCCTCAGCGTGGGGATCTGGGCATTGGCCTTGCGAATGATGTTCTTGCCCTGGGCGGCGAGCCCATTCAGCGAGGAATCGGCCGGCATCTGGAAGCCGACCTTGAAGCGTCGCGCCAGGCACCATTTCAAGGCCGCGCCGTATTCCGGCGGAAAGGCCACGCTGGCCTGTAGATTGGGAAATCGCGGCAGCGTCTGCTTGCAGAGGATATGGAGCTCATAGATCGACTGCTGTGGCACCGGCCACGGCTTCAAGGTGGCGACCGGCCAGCCCGGATCGTAAAACACGGCCGCCGAAAACGTGCCGAGCGTCTTCAGCCGGATCGCGGCATAATCCTCATAGGCGTCGATGACTTCCAGCGGCCAGTCGAACGGCTGGGTGCCGGCATTCGGCGCCGGCATGCCGTTGTTGGAGAGTTGCCTTAAGAATGCATATTCCAGCCGGTCCGGCCGCGGGTTGATATTGAAGTTCTGCCCAGCGCCGACCGTGTAGGACTGCGCGCCGGTGGACGCAAAACCGTAATCCACCAACTGATAGACCATATAGCGCTCATGCTGCCACTGCGCGATCAGGTCATTGGCGAAATCCAGTGCCATGCTGCTTATCGCCGGCTCGACGCTTTCGTCGATACCGACCACGCCGGCGATGATCAGGGCCTGCGTCAGCAGCGCCGAGACGACATACGGTGCCGGCAGCTGCTGGGCGGGGGCATTGGCCATTTACAGGCCGAGCTCGGTCTTGATGCGCGCGTTGCTCCAGCGCTTGTCGATCTTGACGTTGTTGGTCTCCGCCAGTTCGAACAGCGCCTTGCGCTCGAGCGCAGCGTGCGGATCTTCCGGAGCGAGCGTTTCAACCGCAACGCGCGCTTCATTTTCCGATGCCTCGTCAGGCACCGCGGCAACCGGCGCAGCCGGCTGATTCTGCGGCAGCGCCGCCATCACCGCGGCGACCACGGCGGCGATCGCAGTTGCGTCGATGCTGCCCGCACCCTGGGTCTTGGCGGACAGCGACTGCGCGACCACTTCGGCGAGGCGTTGGGTTTCCGACTTTGCCGGCGAGGCCTTGCCGGTCATGTCGATCCGCTTGATGGCGGGCGGCACAGGCGACCACTCCGGACCGAGCGCGATCACTTCGTCCTTGCTTTTGACGAGCTTGGGCTCTTCGCTCTTGTGGTACATCCATGCCGGAAACGGCCGATAGCGGTACGGCTTGAAATACTGCCCGTAGTGCTTGTGCTTCTTGAACGCGGCATAATCGGTGATGTGGGGCGGCTCGACGTCGGGCTGCCATTCTTCATCCTCGCCCTGCGTATTGGCCCAGGCGCCAGGCGACCATTTGTCGACGTGAATGCCTTCGAGCAGCGCTTCGTTGAGTTCTTCGGCCATCGGTTTTCCTTTAAACAATCATTTCGGGGTGATCATGCGCGTCACTCTTGCGCGATAGGCTCCATAGCCTTTGGCGCGGCATACAGTGGAATCTCGCCGCGCGGCGGCAGCCTCATATGATCTTCGACCCATCCGGCACCGAGCTTTTCGGCCTCTTCGGCGCTGGCGACATGCACCCAGACATGGTCGTGACGCTTGTCGTAGAAACTCGGCGGGATCGACGGGTCGGAGTGATGGGTGCGCGAGAACATCATCTTCGGATATTCGAAGCTGTCGGCTTCAATGCCGTGATGGTCGATCGCGTTGGCGACCTGCGCCAGATTGAAATGGGTCGGCTCGACGCCAAGCTCGGCTGCGACCGCTTCGACGAACTTGACATGATGGCGCTCTTCGGCCGGCATCAGCGCGAGATGAAAATCGGGGCGCAGCTTGTCGGCCGCTTCTTTGGGGGTCATGGGGATTTCTCCTGTCCAGATGAAAGAAAAGCGAGGCGCCATTTGACGCCTCGCGAGATGATGTCAGAGGGCGTCGCAGACTTGACTCCCCCATTCTCCCCTCGGCCAGAAAAACCCGAAGAGAACGTCGACACGATCAACCGGCTGGTCGGTGCCGGGCTCGTAACAGACCAGCGACCGCAGCGAACAGCGGTCATAGTCATGCCGCGCCGATTCCACGACGCCCTTGCCGTTCGGCGGCATCCAGAGCGGCGCAATCACAAGCGATACCGCGCTACGTTCGAACGCGATCGACTGACGATAGGTGACGGATGCGTTGGCGAACGGCGTGATCACCGCATTGTTGGCCGGCGCGGCCGTCACCGTCATGTAAGCCTGCGCGGTATAGGGCAGGCCCGCATAAGGCACCTGCGAGGCCGGCGGGATCAGCGCCGGATAGACCGGGATCGAGGTCGCGCCCGCCGGCACGTTTGAGGTGACAGTGAACTGGCGCGGCAGACCGGTGGAGGCGAACGTGTTCCGGTTGACGGCATTGACGCCGGCAATGGTGATGATGTCGCCCTGGTTGAGGGTGCCGACCAGCGCCGTGATCGTGACCGCGGTGCCGGTCTGGTTGGCACCGTTGACGGTCGCAGTCGTCGCCGATCCCGTGGTGTGCTTGATCACGGTCTGGTCGCGGAACATGTCGAAGCCCAAGGCATTCTTCATGTGACCGCTAGTGAACTGATCCGAGATCTTGGTCGCCGGATTGAACTGGCCCGACAGCGATGCCACCAGCTTGGCGTCGGTGTGCGGATCGTTGGCGAGTTTCCATGGCTCGCCCGGAGGCGCCGAATTGTCGTCCAGCAGCGCGCCGGCATTCAATACGGCGGTCTGGTTGATCGCCAGGATGTTGTTGTTGGCGTCGACCACGGCGGCCGCGTTACACACGGCACCTTGCGAGGAGAACATCAAGGTCTGGGCGACGTTGCCGGCGAGCTTCGCCCTGCGCGGCATGATGAAGCGCTCGGCATAGTCCTGGATCGAGAGCGTCCGCTCCGCGGTGGTGAAGGCGATATCGACGTGACGCTGGGTCGAAACCGTCAGCACTTCCTGCTGCTCGATGGTGTCCTGCAGCGACAGGCCCGGACCATCGGTCACGGAATAGTCGTTCGGAACACGCACGCGCAGCTGCGCGCCGATCTTGGCGCCTTCTTCGCCGAACCGGTTGTCATAGTCGCGATTGACCGATTTCAGGAAGGTCTGATAGTTCAAAAAAAGCGGCAGAGAATACCGAGTGATCATGCTCGGCGTCAGCAGATTGTTGCCGGCCATCGGGTGTGGCTCCTGGGATGCGGCGCCACCTCTAAGGGCGCACGATGTTTAAGGGGATGCGACGCGAAGCGGTCGCGGTTTCTCCCAGAGCCCGAGTCTGAGAAAGGCGAATTGGCGGGACAGAAAACCCGGTTCTCGATATCCGGTTCGGATCGGTGATCAGCCTAGCGGTTCGCAGTCACCGCAATCGTTTTGGCCTGCGCAAGTGCTCGCATGTGACGCCTGCGATGAGAGGCGGGTTTTTTTAAACCATCACCGCGTCGCCCGAGGCGCGGATATTTTACAGGCGCGTATCCTCCGTTGATCGACGGAGTCGGTGTAGAAAGGTCTAGACGATTTACGCCCGGCGCTTCAGAAGCCCGTCGACGCCCTGTGACTTCGCCCATTTCTCCCATTGGGCGTCGGTCATCTTGTCGTTGCCGTCCGGCGTGGTCGGGTCGACCTCGAGCGCGGGGGCCAGCGGCGAGACGCGAGGGGCTGGCGCCGGCGCTTTGCTGATGGCCGCGGGTTTCGGCTCTGGCGCGGCCGGCTTCGGTTCGGGGGTCTTCAGCGCATCGGCCATTCGGGTCAGCTCCGCAATCCGGCGACGGGAATCCATACCGACCAGGGACGCCGCCTTTTCCTGGTCCTTGGCGAGTTTATCGAAGATCTTGTGGGCGCCGGCCTTGTCGACCGCGAGCACGTCGGCGACGAAGTCGTCATTGGTGGCACCGATCGCGTTCAAGATGCCCAGGCTCTCGCCGAAATCCGCGAATGCGCCTTCACCGGCCGATCGCACAGCCAGCGTGTCTTCATAGAGACGGTCCTTGGCGGCTTGCATCTTGACCGCAGTGGCAAAATCCTGTGTCCCGGGCGCGGCGGCAGGTGCGGCAACCTTTGGTGTTGCTGCGGCGGCAGGATCAGCCTGCATGCGCTCGATGATGGCCGCAAGATCGGCCGCGCGCTGCTCGGCAGCTTCGCGCGCCGATTTCTCCTCGCGCTTTTCCTGCCGCAGTTCGGCAATCGTGCGCTGGAACCACGGCGTCTGGCCGCGATTGCCATGGGCCGGCGCGGGCGCCGGTGCCGGGTCGGGAGTGGCAGCAGGATCGGCAACAATCGGATCAGCGGCAGGCGCAGGCGCAGCCGCCGCGGGATCGGCGACAAGCGCTGGATCGACGGGATCGACGACCGGATCAGCCGCGATCACATCATCCGGCGCGCGGCAAGCGGAATTCAAATAGAGATGACGCAGGATATTCATGAGGTATCCTCTAGTGTCTGGTTGCGGTGGTGCTCAAAAGCCTGGCGAGATGCGAAGGCTCGGCATGGTTGCCATAGGTGGTCGCGATCTGCTTGACCTCGTGGCGGTCGCCGGCGAATTGCTGGCTGTCTTTTGCCAGCTGCACCGGCGTGTGCTGCGAATCGAGCGACAGGATTTCCTGCACCACCAGCGCCTTGTGGATCCGCTCCTTGTCCTTGTCCGGGACGTCGGGACGGGCCAATAGGCCAGCCAGCGCGCGGCGGACATCCTCGGCAAAGTTCTGGTAATGGCTCTCGACATAGCAGGTTTGCGGATCGGCGCCGCAGCGGAAGCCGACCTCGGTCCAGAACGCGCGGAATTTTTCCGAGCGACCGGCGTCGCCCAGCAGGCCCTTGCGGCATTGTTCGAAGAATTCGCCAGCGGCCTCCTTGCACTCGTGATCGAAGAATTTCACGAGCTTGCGGACTTCGCTGCGGGTCAGGTTTTCGCCGTCGACGATCATACTAGCCTCACCCATCCCGACGACATCGACCACGATGGCGGGCGCAATTCGAGCAACCGCTCGGTCGCCGCCACGCGCCTGGCGTTCGCCTCGAGGAATTCCTGGTACAGGTTTGTCAGCGCGCGCTGGCTCTGTTCGATCGAGTCGGCCGCCTCGACAATTCTGGCGCGGTCTGCGGCGCTCAGTCTCGTTTCGGTCGCGATGATGCGGAGTTCGTCGGAAAGATCGGTCATTGACCCGCCCATCCTGAATTGAACGCATTTTGTGCGGTGCCTTGTTCGATCCTGCGAAGGCCAGAGCGGGGCAACACCAATTCGCGATAATCGAAACCGTCGCGGTGAACCGATGCGGACTCATCGAACCACACAGTTTCAATCACACCATCGGGGTAAACATCGGCGACAGTCATGCTCGGACCACCGCTGATCAATCTAACGATCGTTCCCCTCGCAAATTCAGATTTCACTCTGTCAAATTCTTCACTCATTGCACCGGTTCCGGTTCGTTTTGCGCGGCGATATTGGCCGCGTTGGCCTGCTCGATGATGTTGAAGACGTGACCGCGGGTCTGCGAGGCGATCTCGTGCTCGATCTGGGCCTTTTGCTGCGGCGTTACCGCATGTTCGAGGATCGCCTCGATCAAGACCCTCATGCGCTCGCTTTCGGCCTTGAAGGCGTCGATGTCGCGCTTTTCGTCGCGGCCGCGGACCTTGAGCTTTTCATCGGCGAGCTTGGTCATCAACTCGGCATTGAGCTTGATGCCTTCGTTGATCTGGTTCTGCATCTCGGCCAGTTGCGGATTCTGGCCGTCATCGAACAGCCATGGGCTGGTGTGCTTGATCCATTTCTGGATCCGTTCGGCCATCTCCTGGGCGCCGGCGAAGTCGCCGTTCTTTAGCGCCAGATCGCCCATGATCGCGGTCAATTCCTTGTTCGATGCGATGATCTGCGTCATGGCATCCCAGGCCTGCTGGCGCTGGGTGGCATAATTCGGACCAGGATCGGAGAGCACTTCGTATTCGCCGACCAGCGGATTGAAGATGATCTCTTCCGCAGTCTCTGTTTCCTTCTTGATCCGTTTGAAGGCTTCTTTCGCGTCGGGGTCGATGGTGATGATCTTCTTGCTCAGATCCTCCCCCTCGACATGCAGAATACGCTTGGTGTCGTAGAGTTTCGGGTAGATGCCGATCAGCTGCTTTCCGAGATAGCGATACATGTCATACTGGTGCTCGGTGAAATGATAGGTCGCGACATTGCCGGTGCGCTGGCGCGCGTTGATGGTCTTGTCAGATTCCACTCCCCTTGGGTTTTCCTGACCCTGCGACGCCTGCCATTGGCCCGTCACCATCATCGCCCAGCGTTCAGCGTCCTGCATGCCCTGCATGAAGACCGGCGCGATCTGCGGCGGCTCCTGGCGTTCCGGCTTAGCGACTGTCCGACCTTCCTCGCCTTCCTCCTGCACCCAGTCGTCATAACCGAGATAGGCATAGTCCTCGATGTTGGCGTTCGCCCATTCCTTTTCGTTGGTCTCGAACGCGCGAACCGGCCCGATATAGGGCGTCTTGCTTTGCAGCGCGCCGAACTGCACCTGGCCCGAGGCGTTGTAGTTGAGCATCTGCTGCGGCGAAATCTGCGAGCGGGTGTGGCCCTTGCAGTCCATCTTGCCGTCGATGATGGTCTTGATGCCATAGCAGGGGATGATCGGAATATATTGCCCGATCCAGCGGGTTTCGGGCTTGTCGCCGCGCTTGAGGATGCAATCACCCCCGATCAGATACCAGTTCACGGCTTGCGTAATGACGTCGCGGTATTTGCCCTCGATCTCGCCATTGTCGATCTGCTCGATGACCTTGTCGACCAGATCCTTGCCGGAATCCTTCTCCATGTCGGAGCGGTGGCCGCGGAATTCTGAGCCGTCCTCCAGCTTGTACCAGATCAGTTCGTCATTCTGCGCCTCGCGCTCATAGTACATCACGACCAGCACATGCTTGTCGGACAGCCAGAGCAGATCCTCGCCCAGCGTCGAGGAACCAACCTTGTCCTTGAACTTCCGATGCTCGCGGTTGAAGCGATCGCGCGGCACCTTGTCGAAGATGAAGCCGAAGCCGGCATCTGAGCCGTCCGGCTCCTTGGTGTCATAGTCGAGATAGACCGCGCGCGGATCCTTGACGTCCTTGATATAGACGTCCTGATCGAACGACTTGTCGTTAACGAACGCGGTCTCCAGCTGCAGGTAGCCGAACCCCCCATTGATCTGGTGGGTGATGGTGTTGCGATAGGCAATCGTCGCGCACGAGATATTCTCGGTACGGTCGATCAGCGCCTGCATGCCCTCGGCGGCATCCGCGGTCGCCTTGCTGCCCGTCGCCCGGATCCGGATTGAGGCCTTGTTCTGCATCGATTCGTTGATGACGAGGCGATTGTGCGGCTCGACGATATTGATAGTGAGGCACGGTTTGCGCTTGCCGTCGCGGTCGGCGAAAATCTTGTCCGGCCAGCCGTAATGGTTGCGGTCGTCCTGGTGCGCGAACTTGGTGTCCACGAGGCTGTTCTTGTAGGCCTCATCATACCAGTTCTTGCAGCGCAGGAAGCGCTGCCGCGCGCGATGAATGATCCGCTCATCGCCCGTTAAGGTCGGATCGTCGTCGCCGCCACCATCCGCCATCAGCTTGCCATCCAGCCATGGCCGCTTCTGTCATCGGAAGCCAGAATCGGCGTGCGCGGCAGCGGCTTCTTTTTTTCTTTTTCCGGTTTATAGCCCAACGCGCCAGTCATGAGTGAAGATGCTCCATGGCTGGCCCAATCGTGCAACGGCTCGCGGCTCCAGGTCGCCAACTGCTCGTTCCACTTTTTGCGGTAGTTATCGAGACAGCGGATGCCCTGTTCGCAGTTCTTTTGGTCGATCCAGCAAAGCCCCAGAAATTGCCGCCCGGCGTCGATGGCGTCCCCAATCTCGGCGACGCGCGGGATCAGGGTGAACTTGATGCCGAGGCCCTGCGCGATCTGCATCCGGTTTTTTGCCGGGGCGCCAGGCTGTGCCACCTGCCCCCATTCGGTATTCCCGATATCGTGCGGGCCGTAATGCTTGCCATAGGTCCAGCCGAATTCGGACCGCCGCGCGCTCAACTCGCGCGCATAAAACGAAATCGGCTCATCGGAATCTTCGAAATAGTCTATCAATCGGTGGCGCAGCCCGTCGGTCTGATGAAACCAGATCGAAGTGGTATCGTTGCCGATATCCCAGAAGGTATTGACAAGCCGGCCTTCGTCGTAAGGAACATCTCCGATGCGCCCATCGATCCGCGCCCGATTCATCTGGCGCTTGAAATAGGCGCCGTCCACAGAGGCCTTGAACGCCTCTTCCGGAAACGACGGATATTCCGAAAACATTTTGTCGGGGCCGATCTGGTAACGCTTGGCCGTATACCAGGCGCGCTGAGCGGCATCGAGTTCAATTCCGTATTTGCCTTTCAACTCCAGAAAATACTCGTCCAGATCCTTTGGCACCCGCACCTTCTCCGGATCGATGCGGTAACCCGGATGTTGCCACCACGCGAAGAAGTGCAGCCGGAAATCCAATTCCGATAGCGGGCGACCCTCCTTCTGCAGCGCGTCGGCGCGCTGGATCAATTCATGGAATTCGCCGCCGACGCCTTCGGCCGTGCTCTCAACATCGATGCGATAGCCGGGGTGGACGGTCCCGAAACCACCGGTCTTGATTTCCTTGGCCTTCTCCGGGCGCGTCGCGCTGATCTTGCCATATTCGGAGACATGCAGATGCTGGAATGTGCCGCCGCGATGTGAAATCCCGACTTCGATCTTGGAACCGTTGGCGAATTCCAAGGTCTCGGTATTGGCCTTGAGCAGCGGGACTTGTTTCTTGATCCGCGCCGGCAGGTTCCGATAGGCAAACTTGATTTTCTCCAGCTTCTTCGAAGCATCATCCAGGCTATAGTCGATGATGCCGGCCGCGAAATTCGGAGTGAACAGACACTCGTCCAGCATCTCCAGCACAATGGCCGTCGAGAACCCCAACTGCCGCGCCTTCAGGATGGCATTGAGGCACCAGCGATTGCCCCACCATTGCCGTTGAGCATCATTGCGCACGAAGCGGATGGCTTTGCCGCCTTCGTCGAGGATCCAGTAGAGATTATCGATGCGCCAGTTCTGGTCGCCGAAGGTCACCCGTTCCAGTTCGGGCGCGATCAGATTATCGAGTTCTGCAATCTCCGCGTCCCCCAACGAGGCAATATAGGCCTGCGCCTCGTTGAGGTTCATGCGGTTTTTCCGCCCTCAAATACCCAGGATCGCGCGCAGATTCGGATCGCCGTCGATCGAATTGACGCCGGTGACGACCAGCGAATTGCTGCCGTCGATCGACGCGCTGACGCCCGGAACGCCGTTGAGAACCGCGACGATGTCCGCGCCGCTCATGGAGCGGACATCGATCTGGACCTTGCGCCCGTTGACGATCAGCGGTGCCGGTGGCGGCACCGCAACCGATGGCGCCGCCTGGCTTGATCCGGCCTTGATCGGGGTATGCTGCTGCCCCACGCCCTTGGCGATCGGGAATTGCGAGACGCGATTGCCGATCAGGGTCTGGCCGGACATTTTTTACAGCCCGGTCCAGGCGGTGATGACGCCCGAGCCGCCATTGTCGCCCAGATAGTTCGGGCTGCCGGCGGCAGAGAATGCTGCCGTCGAGGTACACTCAAGCATCACCCTGTTGGCGTCGGGCGCGAACGCCTGCAGCGTCGAGGTGCGGATGGCGGTGCAGTTGGCAAAGGTGCCGCCGGCCGTGGTGGTAGTGGCGGCAAAGCCCGCCGTATAGCCCATGGTCGGGGCCTTATACATGGTCACGGGGAACTGCAGCAACGCCTCGACCAGCGAAGTGGTCGACGAGAAGCCCAGCGCGCGCACCGAGCCGATCGCGCCTTCCGTGATCTTGTAGTAGAACTGCTGCGCATCCAGTAATTCGGCTTCCGCCGGCTGCGTCTCGAACGCCGAGGCAGCCGCGCCCACTTCCAACTGCGCGCCGGTCCAGGCCAGACCATCGGTCGCACCCGCGCCGGTCGCGGTCGGGGTAAAGCAGACGCCGACGCCGACTTCCGTGGCGGTCGACGGGATCGACGCGCTTGTCGCAAACCGGGCAAACGTCGTCGTCAGCGCGACCGAGGTATTGACCGCGGTCGCAATGCCGGTCCATGCCGGGGTAATGGCGGGCGAGGCGGTCCATGACCCGTTGAGGCCTTCATCGGTGCCGGTGCCGCTGATCACCACCAGATTCGCAACGCCGCCATTGTCAGCGGCAAGCCCCGCCAATGCCGCCATGTTGACCGAGAACGTCACGGTCTGGCCGGCCAGCTGGGTCGCGCGCTTCGATGGCACGGCCGACCAGCTGCAAATCGGCTGCGTCAGTGCGCCGGAGGTGCGGAACAGCTTCACCGAGTTGGTGAAGCCGGCGGGAGGTGCCGGCGAAGCCGTTATGATGGCCGAGCGCCCCGCCCCGGAGGTGACATTGGCATCGCAAATCCAGCGGTCGGCGGACAATGCCGCCGTGGTCGGCGCCGAGGTCGTGGCGCAGGTCACCGTCGAGGTGCCGTTGGTATTGGTGATGTTGAGCGCGCCATTGCCTAAGAAATTGCGCGGGGTGCCGCCATAATTGCCGAGCGCGGTGATGGGAATGCGCACGGTCTGCGGATTGCCGTTGGCGCCGATTTGGGTGTCGGCCGCCACCAGCTCCTGGCCGGTGAGGAAGGGAGGACCGGCCGGAATCGTCTGGGCGCAGATCGAGCCGGACGACGCCTGGCCCTGGCCGGTCGCGCCACTGCCACCGCCGGTGCCCGCGGCGTTGAAACCGCCGGCGCCCGA